ATCCCTATCCTGTGCTTGTTTCATGTGGTAGTCCATAAGGTCTCTATCGCATTTCTTGCTGTCCCAATGATGATCAGAGGATAATAAAACCCAATGTTCCCAATCCTTGTTTCTCTTGTATTCAATGTCATGTTTGAACACAACATTGTTTGCCCTTTCAAATGTCATATATTCCCTCCCAGTCTAGAACCAAATATATAATAACCCACAAATCTCAAAAGCAGCCAGTAAAATCATTATTTTCAAGCTAAAATTGAGACAAATCTCTGCAATCCTCTTGTCAAGTGTATAAAGTTGCCACCATGTAACAATTATTGGAATGAGTAAAGAGAGCTTTGTCTGCCAAACAGACCACCCTATTGTCAAGAAATAGTTAAAGACAGGATTAAACTCCTCTCCACCCATTTTAAGCACATAATCGGTTACAAAGGCATCAAAGACTGATAAAAGTACCAGCCACCTAAGTTTATTTATCATTTTTTTCTCCTATAAATTTATTTTGGTATTGGTACTGATGCTGCTGATATTACGAGCATCAGAAATATAATTGCCATTATTTTTATTTTCATAAAAGCCTCCCTATCCAGATTCTGTGAATCTAACAGATGCTGTCCAGTCTATTTGCACTAGAGCCAATCCAGTAACCACTATCTTCAAAGAGTTTGTTGTGTTGTCTGCTGTTACAGCAACAGATGAACCACCAGCAACCATTGTTGCCGAAAGGTTATTTGTTTGTGTAAAAGCACCAAGTCCACCTATATCCGTTGTGCCACTATCGTTTACGATTGTTCCCTGAACCAACACCCCACCATTGACTGTTGATTGGAGAGTAGTTCCAACACAACTCACCTGAAGTTCAAATGTTACAGCAGAATCTGTTTCTATTGTGAATCTCTCTCCCATAGATAATGTAAGTTCTGTTGATGTAGCATCTGTTGTCCTGACACCACCACCACAAATTCCAGTCTTGAAAGTATTGCTCCCAAGCCCTATTGTGAACTCTCCCTCTCTTGTTGTTATAGCCCTATTACCCAATGTTGTAGCATAATCCTTGCTGTTTGTTCCATTGAAACCAAGAGCAGTAGACCAATCACCAGATGCTGTGTTGCTCTGTCCAGCACTAAGTGAGTAGTCTCCAGAGCTTGTATTGCTTCTACCAGCAACAACTCCACCCCAATCACCAGATGCTGTATTTTGATGCCCAGACAAAACACCAGAATATTCTCCAGATGCTGTGGAGCTTAGCCCACCAAGTGTTGTTGAATAAGTGCCAGATGCCACTCCTGTCTTACCAGCATAAACTCCAGAATGTGTGCCAGATGCTGTGTTATCCTCTCCAGCAATAATAGCAGAATTAGCACCACCAGCCCTCATGGTGTTTGCTGACCTTTCAGTCTGTAAATCTACAGAGTTTTCCCCTCTTGCTAAAGCACCAGTAGCACCCTCATTGGCAGCTTCTATATCGTATGTGTGGTCTGTTCCCTGAACAGTTCCACCACCTAGTCCAGTCTGCCAAGAGCAAGTTCCATCTCCATCCTCCCTGAGAAACTTATTCCCACCAGTTTCTCCAGTTGATTTGAGTTCAGTACCCTCTAAATCACAATTTACAGTTACATTTCCATTAGCACCACCATCAGTAATGTCTATTCCAGTTCCTTGTGTAAGAACCCTTTCTGCTGATAGGTCACCATCAGTAGCCAAAGTAACATATTGGGCATCATCAGGTGCACCTTGTGTAACATCACAATTTATGGTTACCTTGTCAGTAGCACCAACAACTGTGCTTATTCCAGTTCCACCCTCTATATCTACAGTATTTCCATCAGTTACTGTTTGGTTACTTCCTGAATCTCCAGTCAAGGTGAAAGAACTCATTGAACCACCACCAGATGGTGTTTGCCAACTGCAAGTTCCATCCCCATCCTCTCTCAAGAATTTAGAACCACCTGTTTCACCTGTGGACTTGAGTTCCGTTCCCTCAAGGTCGCAATCAATCGTTACAGACCTTGTTGGGTCTGATGCTATTTCTGATGCTACAGTTGTTGATATTCCAGTTCCACCTTTTACCCAGCCAATATAATCACCATCAATATCTTGGTTAGAACCAGAATCTCCCTTTAATATCCATTTGTAACTTCCACCACCACTAGCAGTCAATTCGTATTCTGTACCAGCATCATTCTTGAAATAGAGTTTTCCGTCATTCTTTTCGTAGATTACACCCTCTCCAGAGGTAGGTGTACCTGGTGCTGTCGTTCCAGAACCCTCTTTAATGTATAAAGCACCACCATTGGTGTCATTTCCTTCCATCCTGAATCTTTCTTTTCCAGCAGTATCAAACCTTATAGCATCCTCATCAGCAGATTCTTCGCATTGAACCTGAGTGTCATAATCTGCATCAGAAATAGCAGTTGCTTGAGCACCCTGAAGTATGTCCTCATATCCCTCGTATCCTCCTGTACCATCTGGAATAATGTCGCCACCGATTAAATCAACAGGGGGAATTGTCGTATCAACAAAATCAATCTTTTCTGAATATTTCTTTTGGAAAAACCTATCAAAATATCTCTTTAATGTCTTTAATGGTCTTTTTCTGTCAAATATGCTCATGTCATTTCCTCACTTTGCCTGGATATATTGTGCTGTCTTATTCCTGTCGTAATCCTCCAGCCTGAAATCAAACCTTGCTCCCTCTGCATCCATTGTGAACTCATAAGATGTTATTACCCCTGTAAAATTACTGTCATCTGTTATTGTTATTGTTTGTCCAAGATGGGGAAGGTTGTTTGAGTTCAAGAAAGGAGATAACCCATCCAATGAATAATCCCTTGCTTGGTATCTTCTCAATTTGTCATCAAGGAATCTATGCCCTAGTGTCAAGGCTTCTGCATCAGAGAAATTCTCTAAAGAAATAGGGTTTACCTTATAGCCAAGCCCAGCAATCTTTTTATAGGATGGAGAATATGTTATCCTCTCTGGAGAGCCATCAGCTTCTTGATTTTTTGTAACCCTTACATGCATGGCGAAAACTCCATCCCCCTTTATCTTAAAGTTTCCTATTGCCCATTTTGCTTGAGCATAACCAGCATAAGCACCACTACTTGTATCAGTAGCCTTGATGGCATTTTCAAAACCTGATTTCATCTGAGTTCCAAATCCATTATTTTTCCAAGAATTAACAGACCATATTCCAGGACTATCTTGTCCATTGTAATTGTATTGGGGGTCTTCCTTGTTTCTGAAATTGTTTCCAGGAGGTCTTTCAGAATAGTTGAAATCTTCAGCAAGACCTGTCCCAGCAGCACCAGAAGCATCTTCAGTTTCTCCCCATGTTTGCCAACCCTCTGCTGGGTTTGACTTCAGTCTTGTCAATTCTCTTCCCTCTCCCCATCCTCCTGGAAAACCACTAACTCCAACTATACCTCTTATCCTTATCCCTTTAATGTTTTTCAATTCACAAGGTCCACCTGCATTTAAATAAAACCTGTGTGAACCTTGATTGCTGTATCCTGTGTCAATCATACTTGCATAGTCGTTATAAGGTATCCAAGTCCCTGTGTTTAGTGGGTCTGTCAAATCAACATTGTCAGAAACCTCAACCCTAAACACATACCTTTGTTTGTAGTTGGCTGTATCCCCAAGTGCCCTTTGTAACCGATTTCTTTTCTCTATGTTGTCATCTGCTTTCCAGCATGTAAATGCAAAGTTGTCAAGTGTTTTTAGTGTAACACCATCTTTCATCCACATTGTTATCAAGGGAACTGAATCCCCATCTGAGTTTACACAATAGACCCCTCCGTTTGCAGCATTTCTTTCTTGCACTTTCATAAAATGCCTTCCACCCCCAGTTTCCCAGTAGTCTTTTCTCCATACAGACTGACACAACATCCTTTGGTTGTTATCCATATAAGGACCATTTGCAACCACATCTGGACCTAGCCCTTTTAGATGTGTTCTTGCCCAAAAGAAATCTGGTGGAGTTCCACCTGGTCCAGAATAGCCACCACTTGAAAAGTTAGGTCTACCACTAACATTGCCATCAGGAATGTTGCTTGATGATGGAGCACCTGATGTTGTAAATTCACATCCATATTGAAGTATGTTTGCTGGGTCAAAATAATTGATTTTAGGAGATGAAACCTGGAGAAGCATGGCACTAAATACATCTGACACATCTTTTTCCCTTGCTAGAGATGTTATTCCACCTGCTGCTATAGTTATGTCAGCAGTTGCCTTTTGTTTCAGGGGTTTGAATATTACCTCTCCAGAATTGTCATCATATCTCAAGTCGTAAAGCAGCCCACCATCTTCACATATTTTATCTATAAGCTCTTTGGGGTGTATACTTGATTTATTTTCCCCAAATGCCCTGTATTCAAATTTGTTTATGTAGATTCCTGTGTTCAAACTGTCATCTGAGAACATCAAACCAGGACCACCAAGAAGTTTAGATGTTGAAATAATGTCTTCAGGTGTTGCAGATGTGCTTGAAAGCCCTTTACATGCAACCTCCACAATGTCTGTTATATCAACTGCTGAATTTTCTGTCCCCTTGTCTGGATTGGCATTTTTTGCATCCCCATCATAAGAGAAAAAATTAACCCTTACATTTTTTCTTCCATTATTTTTATCATCACCTAAAGCAAGTTGTATTATCCCCTCACTAGGGATAGAACCTATGTTTCTTGACTGTTTTTCATCTCCAAAATAAGTTATTGGTGGCATTATTCCATGCCTGTTTGGGAATATCTCAAATACATTTGTATCTGCTGCCCATGTCCTAGAGCCAGTATCGCTAAATGTTCCATCAACTTTCCAGTTTCCAGTCAGGTCATTCCTGGTGTTTCTTGAGGTTTGTGGTGTTTTGTTGTATGCATTTAGATACCATTTGTCTTTTACTGGGTCAGGAAGATAACCTGAATACTGGGCAATTTCAACCTCCGTTCCATCCATAATCAAAAGCCACCCTCTTCCAGAATAATCATAAAATCCATCCCTGCTTGAAAAGGTTGAATTTCTGCCAACATACATCTTTGTCTTTGTAGGGTTTTCACTTGGCTTTTCAGCATCATCAGTTGCTGCTTCCAACTCTTCCCTTAGACAATGCTCTATCTTGAAGCCATCTGTTCCACTTCTGTCCACATAATCAGCATCTGATTCAACCCCAGCACCCACTTGCCAACTCTTTGACAATATGATGAATTTATCTCCAGATGCCCAGCTTACATCATCTGTTGTTGTTAGTTTTGTATCTGTATTAACATCTGATACATAAGTGATTCTTGCATTTGCAGCAGTTGAATCCAGTTTTATGACAACACATCCATCATCTACACAATCCAATCCTGGCTCTCCTGTAAGAAATCCTCCAGTAGCAAATCGCAGGACTTTTCCATTTGAAGTACCATCATCATTCTTTCCACTATTGGTAGTCGCTGCCTCAGCTCCCCAAGTTCCATTTGTGTGGGTTGAATGATAAGGGCTATCAGTATCTGTGTTTGTAAACTCAGATATGGCAAGAGGTCTTGGTGCATAACTATAATTATTGAACCCTTTTGTTTGCAGAAAGTAAGAGTAAGATTTCTCCCTTTGAGCTCCAGCTTCAAGTTGTGGGGTAGAAACACCATAAGAAAAAGCACTTGGTTCATCTGTTGTGACAGGTATTACAGTATGGTCAAGAATTGCCAACCTGTCCATTGCTGTAACAGTTATCATTTTTTTATCAGCATCTTTGTCTACAGGAGTTTCATAAACATATCCCTCAAAAACCACATTGTTTCCAGTTGTTTCAGAAACCCTTAAAAAAGAGCCTAGCTGCAATGGGTTAGATATGCTTTCATCATCTTCAAATGTTGAATCAATATCATACATAATATTTGCAGATAATGTTTTAGGTTCATTTATTTCCCCAGAAATGTTTACTGCTTCTGGGTATAGTGTTGCTGATGCTCCTCTTCCAACCTCACAGCTTGTTGCTGTAACAGCAATGGATGTATCTATGGTCAATGTTGTCGCAGCAGTTCCAGCAATATTTGAAACTATGGTATAAGCAGTTCCATCCAATTTGTCAGGAACAAAAACCATTTTGGCAAATTCATTCGCAATCGGATTGTGGGCAGTTCCATATTTGTCCTTGACTGCTGTAAGTGCTATTTCATCACTAGCACTAGCATTGGCAGTAACAGTTCCAGTTATGCCACCAGCAATTCTGTAATTCTTTCCCACTTGGGCAGAGTAATCCCCAGCAACAGTTATGCTTGTTTGGTCATTGTCTGTAATTATTATTGGTGTTGGAGTTCCACCTGTGTCAAAAACAACATAGTATCCAATCCATTCATCTACAACCCAATCAGCACCAGAATCAATAAGTTTTGTAGGGCTTGTTCCATCATTGGAAGTCCATGTTCCTGTGTCTCCATGATTCTGCAATGATTCCTGAAAATGTCCGTTTGAACATGCTATTTTGATTGTTGGGAGAGCCATTATGTAGCAGCGAATCTGTCTACTTCAATAGTTATTGAATAAGGTGGTTCGTTCATCTTTGCCTCAGAGTAAGCACCAGCATCCAGAGTTGCTATCCTCCCAAAAAAATATTTTGGTGTGGCATCATAGTAGGTTGAATTTGTTGCAAGGTCTTGAATCCTAACTTCTGTGCCACCAGTCATCCAAGTATTGAGTTGTGTCCAATTTGCCCTTGAAATTGCTCCCATAGGGATTTCTATTCTTAGTTCCCTTATTTTTCCGTAAGTTGGCAAGTCTCTTGCCCTTAGTTGCCCATTCACATCCCTATAAGACCAATCACTTCTGTGTTCTACTTCAAGCAAGAGTGCTGGATTTAATTCAACTTCTGGAGAACCATCAGTTTCTGCTATTGTTATCTTCCCCTCGTTTGCCATTATACCCTAGCACCTCTACTGAAATTTGCAGACATTACAGAATTACCTCCTGTTGTTATCATTGGCGATACTGCTCTTCTATTTGATGCCTTGAGTAGTTGTGCTGTCATATCTCCCCAATTCACAACCTTTACTGGAACAGGTTTTTTTACTGGCTTTGGTTTTTTCCTGAAAAGACCACCAATAAGTCCACCAAGCAATCCTCCACCAAGTCCAGGAAGTATAGACTCTAAGAATCCTCCAGCAAACCCTGATAAAGAGCCTGGATTTTTAGCATCAGTCCTGAAAGAATCTGCAATGGCATTTGTATAGTGGTCTGTGAAAAACTGCTGGAACATGTTTCCAACCTGGTCTCTTACACTACCACCTTCAGCCAATCCAGCACCAAGTTGGGTAGCCATGTTTTGGAGTTGTGTTTCAACTCTTGTGAGTGTTTCATTAAGGGATGATATTTTTTCAGTAGTTCCATTAGTTCCCCCTGTTTCTTCTGTATTTTCATCTATAGAATCCATTAGTTTATCAATGGATGCTATTAATTTTGCCACAGCCTCATCTGCAATACCAAAAAAACCACCTTTTTCTTTAGCTTTTGCCTCTATTCTTTCTTTCAAAGTAGAAAGGTAATTCAATCCATCTTCAAGTGGACCATCTGTGTCTCCACTTGGCTGAAAAACACCCCCTCCCATTCCTGTGTCATCTGGTTTTATAGCTGCTTTCCATTTTTCAAACAAGTCCCAAAAGCTCACTTCTCCTGGTGGCATCATAGCCTCACTAAGAAGAGCACTAATAAGCTCATAACCAGAAGTCATTCCTGGTGCAAGTCCTTCGTCTTTGTAAACCTGCATCATTTCTTCCCTTGTTTTCCCCTCATCAGTAAATATGCTTCTAAGGACATTGCTAATACCATGAAAAGCTGAATCCACAATGTCCAAATCTCCCAATAACCAATCTTTTGTTATTGGGTGTCGTGCTCGTAAGCCTTCATCACCTGTCCTTAGCAGGGTCTCCCATCCTTCCATAAGATTTTGAAGGTCTTGAGCAGTCATCAGTTTGCTGTCTTTTCCTTCTCCAAAGAAGGATTCAAATGCAACTCCCTCTTCTGTCATGACATCTTCCATCTTCTGTATGACACCCACCATGTTATTTGTCAGGGTTCTTGTCCAGGTTGGGTCTATAATTGCAGACTTCATGTTTTCTTTTATGTTTGCAATATTGAATCTAAACTCCTCTTTGGCAGCATCTCTTCTCGCTGCCGATTCCTTGTCTTTTTTTGCAAATGGGTGGAAAAACTCCCACAATCCCAAGATGTAGTCAGCAGTATCTACTGTTCCACCCTCTCTTTCCCTTGCAAAAGCTATTTGTTCCTGGAAAAACTCCCCTACCTCTTTTGCCATTGTTTCTACTCCTGCCAACACAGCAGCAGTTATATCAACGAAAAGGTCACTTATTTTTCCTGGAAGGACATTCTTCATATCATCTATCATGTCTTCAAAACTGTTTTCTTCAAAATAAGTAACGAAACCATCCCATAATGTTTCCAAATCCTCTACAAGTATCTCCCAAGCTGCCGAGACTAGGTTGAAACCAAGTTCAAAGGCAATCACAAAACCTGGAGAAGTCTTGGCGATTGCTGTGAGCAGTTTTCTTATCCCTTTAAGGAAATCCCTTCTCCATGTGTTGAATTGCTTATTCCAATCTATAGCTGCCCATTCATTTATCTTATCCCTTATTTCAGTCATTGCTTCTTTCACTTCAGGGCTTTTTTCAATAATCTGTCCCATTCCACCAGCAAGTTCTGCTATTGCATTTACTATTTGTGTCCATCTTCCGAAGAAAGTGTCTGCCAAAGCCTCTGCAACACCACCAAACTCATGTTCAAGTTCTTGCAATATGACCTTTTGGGCAGACATGACATCATTCTGCTCCATGAACAGCTTGATGGATTTTCTCTGTTCCTCAGAGAATGAAACACCTATTCTCATCAATCTTCCAACACCAGCTATTGGGTCATTCAATGCTGTACCCAACTGAATTACTGATTGCTGCATACTCTGTCCGAACATGGCAGACATATCTGCTGCCGAATCCATTGCAGTATCAAAGTTATTTTTTCCTATCTTTGTGAAAGTGAGCATGACACCCTGAGCATCTTGGACTTCGGAAGTGCTTAATCGTGTTGCCCTTCTCATTGCTTGGGCAGATTCCATCAGGTCTTTGGAATTTAATCCAGCAGCATGACCTGTTGCCTTCAAGACCTGATTTAGCTTTATCTGTGCATCTGTTGAGGAATTCATCTCCCTCAATCCAGCCCTCATACCCTTCGCTGCAATAAACCAAATACCAGCCAGAGCACCAACACCAGTCAGCCCAGCCAGAACCGACTTCGTGTTTTTTGCCATATTAGATTGTCCCTGCCTTTGAGAACCATTGAAAAGGTTAGATTCCCTTGTTGCATTTCTGAATCCCTGTGTCAGTCTCTGTAAGACATTCCAAGTCCCCTTAATTAGCTTTCCTGCAAGTGTAAATGCAGTTTTTACTGTTTTTCCAAGTGCCGATATAAGAGCCCTTGTATGTGGGATTTGACTTGAGAACTTTGCCCATTCTCCTCTCATGTCTCGCAAAGGCTTTACAAAACCATCAATCTTGAGGTCTGCCTTGATTAGTATATCTTTTGCTGCTTTAAAAACCACTATCTCTTAATCCTTTTTTGTTTGCTCTTCATCTCATTATGCTCATATTCATTTTGGTCATGCTCTAACATTTCAACAACCTCTGTGAAGATGTATGATTGGTCCAAGTAAGAACCCCTGTCTGCCAGGAATCCCTGTCTTGATGCTTTCCACAATGTGATACATTGGTTTGTAAACACATTGTTATATGTTAAAGGACAATACCATACTTCTTCTCCATCAATAATGTAAGGAGTGGATGCCTTCACACCAGGAATACACCCTCTCATCTCACATAACCCTGCTCTCTTGCAGGATTTGCAGTCATACCCTGCTCTTACACCAGCAAGAACAGTCCTTAACCTTTTTTTTGTTCTGTCCCCAGAGTTGAGATGGTGGCTATCTGCCCACCAAGTTCAACAATAAGTTCAGTAGGCAGTCGGTCCAAGTAAGATGACTTTACACACTTGGAAGAAAACCCCAAGTCTGTTGAGCTTGTCATAGTAAAGCCACTACTTAAAGGTCCAACAACCTGTTTTAAACCATATTTCACAAAGTCCATTGCCATTAGTGCCGACTGAGCAGGGGATTGGAGAACATCTTCCTCTCCATCTCCCTCATACTTAGCATAAACACCGAACAACTGTCTTGCTGACAATGGTCCAATCATCCATCTAGTCTTTTCATCATCTATATCAAGGGTGCTGATAAATTCCTGTCTAGCACCTAAATCTATCAGACTTAACCCTTTCTTTTTTTTCTTTGCCATATTTAAAACCTCCTCGTTTTAATTACTCTTTATGAGTATGTTAAGCTTAAAGTATTGTTTCCAGCCAAATTGTCTGTTACTAGGGCAAATGAAACCTCATAAGTCATTATGCCATCTGTATCAGATGGATTTGGAGCTGAAGTCAAAACCATATCCCAAGCAAAAGTCATCTTCTTGAATGTTTCTGTTCCAACAAGTATAGAACCATCAATCTTGGTTTTGTTTCTCCACCTGGAGTTCCAGTCATAAGAACTTAATGCTGGAATTTCAACAGTCATTGTTCCAGTACCCAATCTTCTTGTGATTCTAGGTATTGCATAACCTCTTTCTTCTGACATATCCCTTCGGTCAGTAATCTCATTACCCATGTCAAAAGTCAAGCTTTTGCAAACACCAAAATCTGTAGCAGAACCATCTAAAGTCAATGTTGTGTTCTGGCAGACAGGTGGAACTACTGTGTTGTAACTTGGAGTTGGGTTTGATGCATCCTGAACCTCTTGGTTTACTTGACCTTGAAAAGTCCAAGCACATTTTCCAACCATTCCTGATTCTAAAGTCACCACAACATTCCCTGTGCATCCCTTGAATTGCCAGACAGTACCATCAGCATAATACTTCAATGTTACTGAACTGTTGGATGTGGTTGGAACTGTTTGGTCCACAACCATATTACTAGTTGCAGTATAGTTTGTCTCTCCACATTCAAAACCAGAACCCTTCCATAAAGGAATATCTACAGGTGCTGTTCCAGTAACTCCACCACCTCTCAATTCGGTAGTGAAACTTATAGTTCCCATTCTAGAGCCAGTAACACCAGCCATCCCATCAATAGAGCCCAAGTTTCCAACCCTTTCGTTTTCATCTCCAGTCATCTCTACAGAAACATCTTCAACCAAGTGATAGTCGCCATTTGCTATTGCTACAGCAGTACCAGCAGTTCCCTCTAGTCCCCAGCCTAAGTATTGCTTTCTTCCTAATTTAACCATTAGTCTTTATCCCCCTTTTGAGCTGCAAGTTTCTTTTCGTGCAACTCTTGGATTTTCTTAACCCTGTCTGTGAAATATCCTTTCTTTGCGACAGACTTTACCTTTACATCTTTTTTTGTCATTGCGACACCTCTCTTTATTGGTTTACCTTTCGGTTAGTTTAATATTACTGATTATTTTGATTTTTGGTAATATTTAGTATGGTTAGAGTTAGCCTAACTGCTGGGAATTCCATTTTTCTCAGCACCTCCTTGTGTATACCTCTGGGGGAGAGGGTGCTATCATCCCCTATGCACTAAGGTCTCTTCGGTATATAACATTAATGGAAACATCAAACATTCCAACATCTCCGACATCAAGCCATATGAAAGGTGGTGTCATATTCATTACTTTTGTATCAATGACATAAGAAAGACCCAATGTGTTGTTGTTAAAAAGACACTTGTTTATGTCTTCTGTGAGTTTATTTGCCGAATCCCTTATTGTGTCTTCATCATAACCCTCAACATAACACCTTAATCCGATTGTCATTGTTGCATCAACACTTGTATTCCCAAGAAGGTATTTTTGTCCTGTCCTTCCTATAACTATTGAAACGACTGGAAAACTACCCCTATCAATATCATTGAAATGGGTTGGGTAATCAAGAACAGAACCAACATTTTGCTGATAGCCATTTCCTGTTGTTATTGTTGAGAGCTTTGTTACAAGAGCTCCCACTATTCCTTCCCTAATTCCATCTGCACTCATATAAGACCTGCCTCCCTCATCATGTCATCAAATGAATCAGCTAGGTAGTCTCCAACCCTGTCTTCTATTTCATCTAAGTAACCTTCTAGGGCATAACTGTTATTTCCCCCATCCCCAAACTGAGGACCTGTGTTCATAGCCATGTTCATTGCATACATTGCCTTTGAATAATAACCTGCAGATGCAGTATTTATGTCATGGTGTTCTCCTTTGGAGTCTTTGTAATAAGTTGATTTATCCCCTGACCAGGCAGAAGTATTGTTAACTGGAGGAGATGGACCTCCTGTTGGTGCTCCCATTCCTTGTCCTGTGTTGTACATGGCTGCTTGTGGATTTGGGTTCACAAGGGAAACCCCTGCGACACCTCTTCCAGTTCTTTTTACATATGAAAAACTATTTGAAAGAGTTCCCCTCCACTTGTAAGAAGTTGTTGCATATATGGCATCCTCCACCATCTTGTTTCCCACTATATCCATATGATACTCAAGTTCTGGTTCAAATTTCTCCCATGCATAATTTCTTCCCCTAGAACGAACTACATCTGTTACAAGAAATTTCATCAGACAGACAACATGACATAGCCATCAAGTATCAACTCTGCCTCTTTTGGAAAATCGTCTGCAAACATTTCTGAAAAGTTTATCCTTTCCTGTCCTCTTGATTTTCCTTTGACACCTGCTCTGCCATCTCCCTTTTTGGAATCCAGCCACATCTTTGCTGCAATCCTGACTACAGCGAATTCCAAGTCTTCTGGAACTGTTCCAAATGTAGTTGTTACTGCATCCGTATCCCAATCACTTGTATCGTATCCAGGTTGGTAGTTAACCTTGACATTCAGAAATCCAGGAGTTAAACTTGCATCATCAAACCTGATAACCCCCAAATCACTAAACACTTCGTAGTCTCCAGCAGCAATAGTGTCATCACCACCAACTTTCCCATAATTTTCCACAACTGCACTTACAGTATTCAATGGTTTGTTTTTCAAATACAGCCTTGAGTTTAGAATATCTGTAGGGCTGTAGAACTCATCTATGGCAGCAGCAGGTTTTTCAAGATAATCCCTATTGGTGTAATTTACAGCCACAGCAGTTGCAGCCTTGAGATACACCTTTAGGGTATTATCGTTAGTCGTATTACCTATATTCAGATAGTCCTTCAGGACTGACAGTCTACCTAAAGCCATTTTTAGTTCTTTGCTTGGAAACCGACTAAAGTTACTTCAGCATCAAAACCAGTTGGAGAAGAATCTGCTTGGGCATTGATTGCCTTGTTTATAGCAGAAGTCTTTATTGGAGTAGTGAGGTTTATAGCCAAATTACCAGCAGTTGTTGTTACATAGAATTTGCCTATGGCAGATGCTGCTTCCAATATTGTTATTCCTATAACAGCAGTTGTTCCAGCCTTTACTGTGATTATGATGTCAGTTATATAAGTGAATCTTGCTGCATCAGCAGCCAACAAAGCAGTTGAACTGGTGTCAGTAAGGTTCGCTGTACCCTTAACTATCTCAAGTCCAGAAAGTGAATAATTGCCTGTTTGTATAGACATTATTTATCTCCCTTTTTCTCTTTCTTCTTTGGCTTTGGAGCAGCTTTAGCCTCAGCAATCAATCCATTTTTTAGAAGTCTTACAGAGTCTCCAGCAGGAATTTCTGTAACATCTCCTGTTCTGTATTTGATTCCCTTAAGACTAAAATCTCTTTTAATTTCGTATTTCATTTGTTTATCCTCTTTTTATTTATTTTTGTAGGGAGAGCCGAAACCCTCCCTACTCGTTGTTATCGCAGATTATGAACTAGAGATATTATGTAATACCATCTATTTCAACAACAGCACCACCGAATCCATCAATAGTGGTATTGACCAATGAGTTAGAGTCAACCAACTCGTATGCCCTTATACCATATTGTACTGATTCCCAAGCAGTACCACCAATTTCGGATGTGTCAATCCTTAAACCAGAACCATGTCTGAATAGAGCCATTGCCCTATCCCAAGCACCATACCAGATGCTAGTGTCCACAGCCTGTGGGTTCAAGAAGATTGGAGCTCCGAAGATTGTTGCTGACTCAGGAGCAAGTCCCATGTCTCTGTTGTAGATTGGTGCAGACCCAGCAGTCAAGGACATAATCCTTTCCAAATTGTTTGGGTGCATCATCCACATAGTAGGGAGTGCCCTGTATTCAACAGCCAATTCGTGGTAACATGCTTTCAAGTGAGCATAAGTCAAAGCACCAGAAGATGTTGGCTTATCCCAAGCAGTACCATCAATAGTTCCACTAAAGTTAGAACCATCAGTAACCTCGTTTTCAATGAGTCTCCTCAAAGCAACGATTTGGTTTGCTGTAGTTTCACCGATTAGGTCTACAGCAGTACCAGCCAAGAGTTCCTGTGACATGTAACTCAAAGCAACTGCTTTGTCAAGAGAGAAACTTCTCTCAACGAAAGTTGGCTTTGTGTCAGTAGTGTCAGCATTTTCAGCCACGATTGCTGCTGTTAGGTCAGCAGAGATTGCTGGAACAGCACCTTGTGTAGACTGAACAGTAATGTTTCTCAACATGTCCTGCATTCTTGGTCTATCTATTTGCATTACAAAGAAATCATTCGCTAACAATTCCGTAGGAACTGTAAATCCACCACTAGCATCTGTTCCCCAAGCCATTGGGTTGTCTGCTTTGGTGTAGATTGATGAGTCTTTGATTTCTGCTCTCTTATAGAAAGCATCTTTTCTCTCCCAGTTTTTCTGGAAGTGAGCCTGTGTCAAACCACCTAGATAAGCTCTGATTCCATCAGCAGTTTTCCAAGTAGCATCAACGACAGGGTCTTTAACATAAGTGTTTCCACTTACTTTGATTTCCTTTCTTTCAACTTTAGATTCAGCTTTGTCTTCTTTAGGCATAGAGTTAGCAACTGCTTTTTCTACGATAGGAGTTAAAACTTCTTCCAAGTTCAAATCTAGGTCATCATTCTTTTTTACATCATCATTTGACATAATATTAAATATCCTCCGTATTAGATTTTTTTTGTGCCAAATAGTTGCTAACAGCTCTTCGGAGAATTTCTAGTTTTCTCTCTCGTAAGTCTGTCTCCACCTTTTCTTCAGCATCTTGTTTTTCTTTTATTAGTAAATCAACTTTTTCATTTATTGAATCAACTTTCTTTATCAGTTTATCCAAGTCAATCAAGGGAAGTGATTTTTCGTCATTGTAATAAGAGCATTTGGGTTCGTTCATTGGACAACCCTCACCCTTCTCTTCTTTGACTTCATTGCATCCACAACCCTTGCTTTCGCCTTCTGTACTGTCGGTAACAGTTGATTCCATGCACATTTCCTGAGCTATGGCAAAAGCCTGTTCGCTGCTCATTGTTGGATTCTCTTCCAAGATGATTGGAATTTTTCTTTCAATGCACTCGTCTACTGTTTCTTTTTCTTCTTGCTTTAGCATGTCAAGTACAGATTGGCTCTTTATATCCAAAGACTTAATCATATGAATGACAGCATCTGGATTTGCAGGTACATTCACAACAGATATTTCCAATAATTCCTGTTTTGTAAAAGTTCTGCCTCCATCATTGTTCATTTTCATATCCATTGGTCTAAAACCAACAGAAAGCCCAGTCAAATCTCCAGAACGAACCAGTTTTTCAACATCTTTTGAAAGTTGTGTTGTCCCATTGAATTTTGCCTTCCCCACTAACTTGTTATCGTCAGCCTTAACCCAAAGAACCCTTCCTACAGGAAGTTTATTCTGGTCGTGTCCCCATAACAAAGGACCACCATCCTTGAAAGTGTCCAGCATCCAGCCATCTGCTTTGATAATATCATTTTCCCTGTCCAAACTCGCTGTTGATGCTGTAAACACAAATTCTCCCTTTTCGTCAAGTTCATCTGTGATTAAAGCTTTTGTAAATTGTTTATTTTCCATAATGTTTCTTATATTACCGATAATTTACACTTTTCGCAACGGAATCGCAATACAACGACAATTACAAACCTCTTCTGGTGGTCCATTTGGGTCAAGTGGGTACTGTAGTCCGTTTGAAAAATATCCTCCCTTTTCTATCCTTTCCCCATTGACCCTAGCATGGTGCTCTCTTGTCACCCTGTCCATTACTGCAACCCACTCATAACCCTGAACTTCATTGTCCTGTACTGTTGCTGCGAAAATTCCCACATTTGCTGTTCTCAGGGATTCTGTTCGTGCTATAAGCCTGGCTTTTGCCTGGTTGTTGTCAAGTATCTTCCCCACGACATCTTTTATCTCTTTTTGGCTCAGGTTTACAGAAAAGGCATTTTTCAAAGACAATCTCAATGACAAAAATGTATTTGCCATCATATTGTTGAAAAGAGCTTTTTCTATATTCAATGATTTTTGTATATAGCTGTTTTTTTGTGAAAAAGTTCCACCCATAGATTCAAACGAATCCTTGTATCCTATAAGAAGTATGGGAGCTATGAGTTTTATGAATTCATCTAGCTTTTCTGCCTGGCTCGGAAGAATGAGGTCTATCATGTCGTCATTGATGTCCTTTTTCATTATCCTGTAAGCCTTGTCTGCTTTTGATATGTTCAGACTGACCTCTCGCAAAAATTTTACATAATACTTTGAAATCTCAACAAAAAGGGTTCTTTCTATTTGTTTTGACTTTGCATCCCTTTTCTCTATGAGAGCTTCCCCTGAAATCAGGGGTTGCCACGACTTCAGTCTTTTAAATCTTCAGATGCCTCGCTATCTTCGTCAAGTTTCTTCATCCAGTAGTTCAGGTCATCTATCTCTTCATCCAAGAGGTCTTTTTCCGTTCCTATAGGGTTTTCCATATAAGGAATCATCTGCTGCTGGAGAATTGGTTCTGCTCCCCATTCAACAGGACCTAGTCCATCTTTTGCCCTTTCTTCATTTATTGTTGTTATCCCAAGCTGGAGGTTTGTCTTTTTCTCTTCCATCCTGAAAGAGCTGTCCTTACTTGCTGGGTCATCAAACTGCATTATCATGTTTTCCTTGAACAATGGCATTAGCCATTTGTTAAATGTTGCCTGTATTTTAGCCAATCTTGGCTTTAGTGCATCCTTGACGAATATTCTCTCTGCTGCATCAACTGTTGCCTTGTTCGTCTGTGGTCCACCCAGTATCGCAAATGGAACTCTGTATATGGCGAATATCTCCTGCCATACAGAATCCTTTCCTTTTTGGAATTCAAGTTCCTCAGCAGAAAGTCCCAATCTCTGGAACTCAAAAGAACCAGCATCAAGCACAGCGAGTTTCCCTCTCTGGTTTCTTCCCTGATAAAGCTGATTCCATTGTGTTCTTATCCTTTCGGCATCTTCAGAAGACAATGGTCTCTGTGAAACCAATAACCCCTCTGGTATCGCCCTATTCTGCAATAGTCTCAATCTTTGTACACCCATCTCTGTGTCTGTGTCAACAGAATACCTGGCTGCCTCCAATGGAGAGAATCCGTAGAATAGTGATTTTGGGTTTGCTGTCTTGAAGTGAATGACTTCATCCCTTGCAAAGGCTGTTGTCCTTCCATCATCAACAAAATTGGGATAACTGCTGTCAATGCTGTCCAAACTGTACAGATAACCAGCAACAAGGTGTCCGTCATCATTGTCCTCCTTCTCTGGAACAACAGTTACATTTTGCGAAAGCAATGGATGTATCTCAACAGGCATACCTTTTTCGTCTTTCACTATATATGCATAAGCATTTCCTGTCAAATCCAAATCCAAAGACAACCTTTCCATAACTTCCATATGGTCCATAATTGGGTTTGGATTCATGAACAGTTTATAAAAAGGGCTTGAGAAATCAAGATTCTTCTTTAATTCGTTATTATCTGTTGTATATGAATAAAAGGGTGTCAATGCTATCGCATCTGCAATTCTCTTTGTTGCTGCATATACAGCAGACATGTATGCATCTACCATATCCTTTTGTGACATTGTTGGTATGGTTGTCTTTTTTAAGTTTTGATTACCTATACCAGTTGCTATCTGCATATATCTTTCAGAACTAGGAGGATTCCTGTTCAATCTCCTCCAAAAGTCCAAATTCAATGTGCTCCTAAAATTTTTCTTAAAATTGTCTAAAATACCCATAGACCTGTTCCTCCAGTTTTCCTTTGTCCCCAGACTGCTAAAGCAAGAGAGATTACACAGTCGTCATGATGACCAGGTGCTGCCTCGTACTTTACCACTCCAGTCGGACTTCTCTTGAATTGATAGTTCTGTAACTCTTCTATCAAAATATGTCCTAAAGGATAGATTACCGATTCTGTCTCAATTTGGAATCCTAAATGCTGTATTATCTCTGCTTTTGTCCTGTAATCCAATGTTATGCCATCAATTCTGAGCCCTGAATGTCTCAAAGCCTCAAAAACGGATGAACCGAGACCAGTAGCATCTATCCAGACTGGACAGCCTCCATATTTGTTTACTGCGACATGGATTCTTGACTTTTGCTGCTCAAATGATACATCTTGGCATCTATCTATATACACCACTCTACCCTTGTTGTCAATAATCGTAATAACAGTAAAGTCGTTCTTCCTGGCAACATCAACTCCACAGGTGTAGGATTTCTTCTTGTCAAACTTTACAGGAAGGCTGTAGTTGTCCTCACAGTATCCAAGACCGAAAAAAGCTCCTCCAGCAGAATCTGTGAATTCGGCAAGGTATTCCTGCTCAAATATGTCTTTTGGTGTCCTTTTCTGGATTACATCCAGTTTTTTTCCGATAAGTGGACTTTCTGTGGATGGGGTGTGAAAAGATGTCCAATCATCCATTGTCTCGTCCTTTCCCCACATCCAAGCCTCATAAAACCAGTTTCTTCCCAAAGGTGTGGAAATCATCCACACTTTCGCATTTTTTACGACAAGCATGGGTTCAATGTACTGTTCCCATATCTTCCTGTCCAACCTGGCAGCCTCATCAAGTATGCAATGGTCCAAAGTTGCTCCCAGCAGGTGGTCAGCATGTTGCTGCTCTCCTGACAGGAAAATTATCCTAGAGCCATTCTTAAGGTAAAGAATCATGTCTGTTACGATTATCTTCTCAAAAAGGGGGTCATTCTTGAACAGCTTCAATGCTCTGGGCATAATGTCCCTTCGGCATTGCCTCAATGTTGGGGAAATCCACCAAACAGTCTTGTTTTCTCCTGATGTTGCTGCCATCCAAGCCTTCATTATCGCCAATTCAGTCTTTCCGACCTGACGACCAGCACAGATGACAACATTCTTGCCTTCACTCTCCTTCAGGACCTTTTTTTGCCAATCAAAGGGTTTCCAGTCGGCTTTTGACCCCTTTATGGTTGAAACACTTGTTGAAACTCCCCCTTGTCTCCCTTTTTTGGGATTTAGTGCTCCAAAAGCTCCACTCATTCCTTTTCCATGCTTTCAAGGACTATTGATAGTGATTTCAATACACTAATCTCATTTTGCTGTGATTTGGTCACATTGTTCAATGCTGCTGCATACTTGTGTATGTCGTTTGCAGTATTCGTGTCATTTCCCATCTTGTTCTCTATCTCAACAACCCTGTCCTTGATTTTCTCCACCGACAGTAATGTCCTCGCATACAGCCTCTCTATCCTCTCTTTTTCCGTTTTTGCCATTCTTGGTTACCTCCCCCTCCAGGAAAGTCAGGTTACCGACCCTCTTTAGAGCAATGTATGAGTTTTCGTCTGCTGCATAGTAATAGACCTCACCCTCTTCCAGGTAAGCCCATTTGTAACTACCATCTCCAGTCAAACTCTATGCCGACTATGTCCTCATCCCTTTCTTGTCTGTAGATGAGTTTTAATCTAGGACTTTTCCCACTAATTCCTCAGCAGTATCCTCAATGCTGTCCTGGTTCAGGATTTTTGCCTGTGCCAAGTCAATCGCTTCGTGGATTTTGTCCCTCATAAGGTTTCGCCATGCATTTAGCACAACATCCTCAATAGGTCCGTCCTTGATGTGCTCCTTGATGAAAGCCTCAACATCAGCATCCATTGTCGCCTGTTTCTCATCAATCGCCTTATTCACCTCGTCTGCAAGTTTCTCAGCGAGTGCAGGGATGTATTTCCCTATGAATCTCTTCAGTTTGGCTTTCGCCTTGTTTCTCCACCAGTTTGTAAGTCTACTCATTTTAAATCCTCCTAATCTATCGGTCTTGAGCCAAAGTAAAAGCCCAATACCAAAAGTGTTGCATCTTTTATGTTCTCATTTTCTATCGCTGGGCAAATGAAAGCCAATACCAGTATTATAGCCAGTATTGCCCTAACACTCCCAATCGGCAGGTTTAAGGGTCTGTCCATGCTGTAATTCTTCTCCCCCATTATTGAATGACACTCCTCATCAGGAATGACATGACAAAGCTGATGGCTGTCGTCCATCCAAGTATCCATATTCGCCAGTCCTCAATCTTCCTCAATCGCTGGTCTATGGAGCTGAATGTGTCCTTGAGCTCATTGATGTCCTCTTTCATGGAGTTCACCCCTTCCTCAAGTCTCCCCAATAGCTTGTCGTCTTTTCCCATTGGAGTATATATTAACGGAAAAACATAAAATCCGTTCCTTAAAGGAATAGTGACTGAAGGGCTTGACAAGATGCCTTGAAAATGTTAATATTAACACAGGGACGGGCACTAAATTAACACTTAGGGTATATGGGTTAAAGGTTAATTCATTCATTAATATTCATTCATAACCTATGTGTATATTGGTGTAATG